CGGGGCGGATGAATTGTTCGCGGAATGCGATGATGTCGGCGAGGGTTGGTTCGATCCAGATTTCACGGGCAGGTCTCCGTATTTCAGGGAAGGCGGATTCGCGATGGGCTTTCATAAGATCCGCGATGGTGGTTGGACGTAGGGACCAATCGCGGATTACGGCGGTGGGATGATAAGTAGGGAGAAGCTTAAAATCGAGAGATGTATGAGTAGAAAGTAAAGTGGTGCCTCGAACCTTGGCGATACCAGTCTTGCCAGCCATGGCCCAAAGAGCAATGTTACCAAGGCACAGTATAATGTTTGGATCATGAGTAAGACAAACATTGGCGAGACGATCAAGTTCATGTTCGAACTCCTTTCGGACGTAGCGGGATTTTAGGAGGACGGGGTAGCCGGAAAGGGCGTCGGACTTTGGGCCGCAGAACCAATCGGGATCATTCTTTGGTGGGTGCTGGAGGAAGACATTGGTCCGAGCAATTTCGGGGTGGAGGTTCCAGATAGCGTCGAGGAGGGTTGGGTCGTTGGTGGCGTAGTAGCGATGGAGGTAGTCGCGGTCGAAAGCGGAGAGCGAGAGGACCCCCGCTTCGGCTAGCATCCTGAGAAGTTCTGCTCCGCCGGGAGAGCAGAATGTTGAATTGGCGCGGATGTCATGTTCGGTGGAGAATTCGCCGAGGAGTAGGATTGGGGTCATAGGACGCCGAACCATTTAGCTGCGAAGATTCCGCCGCAGGTGAGGAGAAATCCGTTGAGGAATTTATCAGCAACCGCGATTATTACATGCTCGATGATAGCGGCGAGTAGTTTCATTTGATCACCTTTAACTTGGATAGTTCATACCGAAGCCGTTCGATGATGTGCTTTTCTTCGATGATTGCGGTGACCATGATTTTGGCTTCGGACTGGACGATAAGGCGGAATACGTCGTCGGCTATACGGGTGACGGAGAATTGCGCCGCGTCAGGTTCTACGTTCATTGAACTCTCCTTTGGTTGAAGGGGAGAGCCGAAGCCCTCCCCAGCTTTGATTACTCCACCGGAAGCGAACGGTTGAACCGGGCAAAGATCCGGGAACCGTCCTGAGAAGTTTCATGCTTAACGAAAGCGCGAACTTCCTGGTTGATAACCTCGTCGTTCCGTGCCCGGCGGGACAAGCCATCGTTGGCGATGTCGAGGCCGCAGTGGGTGTGGAATTCATCGAGGCGGTAGATCGCGTCTTCGGTTAGGTAGAAGGTGGCGCGGAGGGTTTTGCCTTCGAGACCGCCGGTCTCGGCCAGTTCGTCTTCATCGACATCGGCCTCGGCCGCGATCGGACGGAGAGTGAACTCGGCGTAGTCGGTTCCTTTCTTGGTGGTCTTATCGTAGGTTACGCCTTGGACGACGCAGAGGTAGGTACCCTGCGGCATCGGGAGCGGGGCGGAAACTTCGGAGGGCGATTCATCGAGGATCGAGGAGAAATTCGGGGTAGCCATGGATTAGTTTCCTTTGTGGGAGTTAAGGCCGGAGACAAAGTCGAAGATGACTGCGTCAAGTTTGGTGAGGATGTCGGTGGTTGCGGTGGTCGGGACCTGTTCTTCGTTGCCGAGCATAACGCGGATTTGGACTATGTCCTGGATTGAGATTTGAGTTTGGGTAGGCTGGGTCATTACACTCTCTTTAAGGTTAGGGACTTAGGTCGCGGAGTTTCCGCGAGCTTTGAAGCCTGTCCCCGGAGGGCTTCAAAGAAGGTGGCGAGGCCGGTCTCGATCGGGAGTTCGGTCGAGAGCTTCCCCGGATTGGTGTTGGCGAGGTCGATCATTGAGTCGGAGGTGACTTGGATCGTGCGCTTGCCGGATTTGTTGCGATACCGGATGTAGTTCGGGAAGTACTGGGGGATCTTGAGGGAGAGCTTTTGGCCGACTCCCTGCGGGAAGATCTTTTTGGTGCCGTCGGGGAGATCCATGTAGGTGCCGTGGGCGATGACGATAAGGTTAGTGGCGAAGCCCTTGGAGGTTAGCATTGCAAGAACTTTCTCGACATCATCTTGAGCGTTCCCGTATACCGCGCGCCCGTCATAGTCGCCCGATTTACCTTTCGGAATGACACTTTCGTGGAAGTCGTAGGCGTTATCGCAAAGACGCGATAGGCTGTCGATAACCAGTATAGTGTCTGCACCCCATGTTGCGGGCTTACCAAGATCAACTTCGGTCCCTTCTTCATCGGTGTATTTCCAGTTGTCGAGCATTTTGATCGCCGCGACCCATGCTTTGGGGGCACCGTCGATCACGGAACCTTGGGTCCCGGCTTTGTATTTGTCGCGGATGGTGAAGAACTCTACGTTGTCGATTTTGTCTGGGCACTCTTCGAGGATTTTGTACTTAAGGATGTCGAGGAGATTGTCGAGGTCGAGGATGCGGAGTTTGTAACCGGCTGATACGAGGGAGACGAGTGAGCCGGTTTTGCCGGACTTTGCGTCGCCGAGGAGGAGAAGCTTGGTGAAGGAGTTTGATTGGTGTTTGGCTAGGGAGGGCATGTTAGTTTGCTTTCTGTAGGACTTCGGTGTATAGGGAGAGAACATCGCCGACGCGGACGTCAGCTCCGGGTGGGACGATGGTGCGGAAGAATAGTGGGGGTGAGTCGGAGACGCGGATCACGATAAGGCGATCTTTAATCTCCACGATCGGGAACTTTCCCAACTGTAGTTGATAGCGACGTCTGTCCCGGAACAGATTGTGGGACATTGAGTTCCTCCAAGATAGCTGCCCGAAGAGATTCGTCGTGAGCTTTGAGTTCCTCTTCGGTCCAGATGTAGATGACAGCGGAGAGGGTTGTGGGACGTTCGAGGCGCACCCAAAGATCCTGGCCAACGGTTTTGATTTCAGCAATACGAGGCATTAGCGACTCCGTAGTGGGTTCCAACGAGCATCTTCCTCTAGCTTATCAAAGTCGGCGCGGAGAAACATCTCGCGGACGTCAGGGGATTTGGAGCAAACTCCGCGGAATTTACACCCGCCGAATTTGTCACAAGCGGTATCGTTCATCGGCCAGTAGTTCATCGTGGCGTATTGTTCCGCGAGGGATAGGTGGAGGTGGAGGTCATTGAGCCATTCTTCGATTTGGTCTTGGGTGCGGTAGGTAAAGCCGACGATGAAGCGGTGGGGTTTTTCAAGCAGGATCTGGGCGGCACGGATCATGACCCCTTTGATGGGAGTATGGAGAACCATTTGCCCGGCGATGGTGTAGAGAGTCATTTGGTTGTGAGGTTCGTATTGGTTGAAGTAGTAGTCGGACGGGGTGGTGGTTGTGGTTTTGTGGTCCATGACGAATAGGGAGCCGTTGAATTCTACGACGCGGTCGAGGTGGCCGCAGAGGAGGTAGGGCTGTATGGTCGTGTCTTTGGGCCCATCACCCCAATTGATTCCGGCTTCTGGCCCCCAGTCTAGCTCAAACCGAAAGCTAAGTTCTACCGCCGGAGTTCCGTCGGATTTGATGTAGGTGGTGCAGGGATCGTCAATGAAATGGTCCAGGTAATCCACCACAAGGCTAATGAGAGACTCACGATTTTTGTATTTACCAGTCTTCGTAGCTTGATCCACAACCCAACCTTCGGTCCGAAGTAACACTTCGCGGATCGTGTTGCTAATTGCCACTTCATGCTTCACTCCATTGGCGCGTTGGTGGGCGTAGAACTCTAGCGCATGGTGGTATTCGATGCCGAACTTCAGGTGGATGGATTCGCCGCGGTGGCCCCAGCCGTCGATCATGGTGTATTGGTAAAGTCGCGCGCAAGTCTTAATCAATCCTAAGCTAGTGCTATCCCAGGCGAATTGAATCTTGGTTCCTGGGAGAAAGGGGGAGGTTGTGCCGACGGTAAGATGGGATTCATCGAGGGTCATATCTTTCTCCGATTGATTTGGACCGCGGGCTTTACGTCTTTGATTAGCTTCTTAGTGATGTGGGATATGTCGACGGATGGCCCGGCGGGTTTGGTTGGCTTTTCTCCTGCGGCTCGGCGGGCACGTTGCTTGCGGTGGTAGTCGATAATGGTGTCGATGTCGGTGGAGGATAAGTCGAGTGGGTCGCGGGACATTAGTTCGTCAAGATCTGATGACATCAGTCAATCTCCATGCTAGGGGTTTCCCAAACGGGTTCGTCGAGTTCGACCGTTTTCTTCACGATCATGATGGTCTCGGGGGTGGACGGGATGGTGATTTCTAGGCCGAAGAACTGGGGATTGGCGCGCTTGACTGCGTGGAGTTTGAGGGACATGGCGTGTGGGTTGTTGGTGGAGACATAGAGCCCGAGTTCTTCGGTGAGTGCGCGGGTGAGAAGGTCGATGAGGTTGGCGTCGTTCATAGCTCCTCAATCTCCCCTACAGTTTGGTTCCACGGTTCGATGTAAACCCAATGACCGTCGCCTTCGGCGGATGCTAAGACGCGGATGACGAAGCGGTCGTTGAGGGATTTGCCGTGGGACGGGTGGTCGTGCGGGTATAGGCGGCGGGAATCTCGGCGTTCGATTGCGCGGGCTTGGTTTAGGCGGTTCCGGAGATAGATCGCGGACCGTTCGGTGGAGTTGAAGATGCGTATGCCGCGAGGGGATTCCTGCGCTTTCTCGAAATGTTCGAGACAGTCGGCATACGCGGCGATGGTGTCGGGAAGGGCCAAGGGTCAGGCTCCAAACTTAGGTAGTGGAATCCAAGTGTTAGTACCGTCCATTACTGAGTGGACTAATTTCCAAATCGAACCGTCGTCGCAAAGAGCGTAAAGGATTACTGAGCTAGAAGGGCTCGGCTCGGGTATTATTTGAATTATCTTCATATTAAGCTCCAAAGTTCTCGATGCGTTCGCGAAGGGTGGATGAATAGGCCAGCATATAGGCAAGCTGGCGGGACATAAGGTCGCGGGCGATAAGGTCGAGGTTGTATTCGGGTTTATCGAGGACCGCGCGGAGGCGGCGGATACGTGCGTCGAGTTCGGATTTCTCAAAGAGCACGCGCATTTGCCATTCTTCCATTACTTATCTCCTGTCTCGATATAGGTCAGTCGCTCCCGCGGACGGGTGTCTATCACGTAGTGGATGTTCGGTTCTTGTCCGCCTTGTCCAATTCGGCTGCTGTTGAGATGATACACATGATCGAACTCAAGACCTTTGGCGCGGTGGCCGGAGAGGAATCGGATCTCGGAGTCGGCGGAAGCGGAGTCGAAGAGGTGGCGGGCGTATGCAATAGCGCCTGCGAGCGTCTTGCCGTGTCGAACGAATACGCGCATACAAGCTGCTGTATCGTGAGAAGACTTCGAGTCAAGGCTTTCACGTTCCTGTTCCCATTCGTTGATCGCTCTCATGGTTTGGGCTTGGGTCATGGATTCGTCGCCGAGTTTGGAAAGGAGTTTGATCACCCGCGCACCGATGTCTACCCCGGCTACGTCTACCCGGCGACCGGAAGCTAGGAGTTCCATAGCGAGGGAAAGTAACGGCGCATTATATCGACAGATGACTGCGGAGCCAGGGGAAATACTGTATTCTTCGCAAGTCTCCACAATACCTCCACGGTTTGATGATCTGATATCGGGGACATGCCAATGCACATTCGACGTAATTGTATCCGGGCAACGGAAGCTGCAAGAGAGGGGTAACGTGGCCATGTCGAACTCTTCCACCGCCTTCGGCATCGCGTCTTTGTCAGCGCCGCGGAACTCATAGATCGCTTGGGCCTCATCACCTACTCCTACCTGGCGAGAATGTTTGCAAAGCTTGGCGACGATAGCGCGGTTGATTGGAGAGAGGTCTTGGTATTCGTCGATGAGGACGAGGGGGAAGCGGGGGAATACGCCGCCGAATAGGGCGGGCATGTAGACTTGGTCATTAAAATCAATAACTCCCTCATATGCGAGCCGGATGGATTCGATGAGGACGCGATCCACCAATCCATGTACTTCCGCGGCGGGGGTTTCATCCATTCGCCGAGCGACATCATGAAATGCGCAGAGGGATTTAGATGCCTTTGCATGCTTTGAAGGGATATACCCGATCGAGCGTGCCATATCCACCCCGTTGCGAACTGCGTCGTAAAGGGACCAAAGATGGGATCGTTCGGATCTATCGGCGTCATTAGCGATGGACCTGTAGATGGTGAGGATCTTTTGCGGATCGAGTTTGAGTTTGGTGCCGCAAGCGTCGGCCCAGATACCGTGGCCGATGGAGTTCATGGTGCGGATGGAGGTGGTTGAGCGGAACTCGTTGGAGTCTTTGGCTTCGGTCGCGATTGATTTGTTGAAGCAGATCATGAGGGCGGGGATGGAGGACTTTGTGGCACGGTCAATGAGCTTGAGGGTGGCGGACTTACCGCAACCAGCGCGGGCTCGGATCATAAAGTTGCGGGTGGAGGAGGCGTAGAAGTCGAGGATCGCGGATTGTTCGGGGGTGTTGGTGAAGGTCATGGTTTCCTCAAGGTTGGCAGGGGTTGGAAGGTCAGGCAATGACACGACGGCAACCCCTGCGCTTTGCTCTTTTGGCGGTGACAGTGTCTCCGGCCGGTGAATGCGAGGGGACTATGGTCGGTCACACCTCGATCGGGGCAGGTTGCCCAGATTCAGTCCATGTCGGGGGCGAACTTGAATTCGAAAATGGCTTCTT